ACGGTCTTGTTATTGCTGTACTTCTGAATGTTTATAACCCTAATCGGGTCATCTTTGGCGACCGGAGTAGGGTTGCTTAAGCTGCTCATAAACCCATCGTACAACGCTCTTGACACACTGTCAAGGGTGATGTACCATTGAAGTATGAGGACTACTGGCAACGACACCCTCCCTGTAGAGGAACCCGTGTCTATTATTAGACAGGTTAGAACTAATAAGAACTTAACGTTAAAAGAGTTCGCTAACTTAGCTCGATGCTCTGATCAAGTGGTAATGCGAGCCGAGCAAGGTATTTATAGTAATATCCCTCCAGCTGTTGCTTACGCTTTATCAGAAATGCGTGGCTACACTATTGAGGAGTTAAACGAGCATTACAAACTCTTTATTAAAAAACATCGTGTATGGGCCCAAAGAAAGAAACCACTAGTTCCTGCCAAATTAGAACTAGCTCCATTAGATACGGAGGAAGGTTTGCATCCTTTTATTTGGTGGAGGCATCGCTGTGGTTATACAACTCGTATGGGTTTCTGTACTGCTTTTTGTGTACATAATAGTACTCTCTCACGTTTTGAGAAAGCTAAGACTGAGTACGTACCTGATATCCTGTATGAACTCTTCCAAGACGTTTTTCCCGGAAAGGGAATGGCTACGCGAGTTTACTCAAAGCTACAGCGTCTCTATGACGAATTTACGGGAAAGAGGGAGGCCGCATGACTAATCGAATCTGGCAATGGTTTTGTAATTGGTTAGTGGGCTCCTCATGAGTGAAGCTGCTTACATCTTAAGTCTCGAAGAACGAGTTAAAAACTTAGAGACGAAGGTTACAGATTTAGAGAATTTAGCAGCGTATTTAATGCGTAAGGCGGCAGATAATGACGACGGCTAAATTCGCTCAAACTCGGGATAAAGTCTTCGTTGATAAGCTGATTGATAAAAACCCCGACCTTAAGGAAGATCAAGTTGAGTTCATCTTACTCGTCGAACAATTCTTCCTCAAAGAAGGACGACTTCCCACGCATGAGGAAGCACAAGAATTCATCAGCATATCGGAGAGCGAATGGTCTAAAATCTGGCGGAGTAACGCAGTCCGAAATTGCCTTAATACTAGAGGCGTTCCATTACGAACTCCTGAACCTCTCTCAGCAGAGGCGCAAAAACAGCAAGTTAAAGCGGCATTAACCTTTCGTCAACTTGAAGCAGCTAAAGCTTTATACGATCCAAATGATATGCGGCCTGACCACACCAAGTTAAAGAAACTCGGTATTAGCACTCAGGAGTACAACACTTGGCGTAAAGACCCAGTCTTTTTAGAGTACCAGCATTCTTTAGCTGCTAACTTAGTACGTGATGGGGACGACGACGCCTACCGAGCTTTTATGGATAACATTCGGTCAGGTGACCACCAAGCTATTAAGATGTACTTTGAAATGAAGGGTATTTACCGTCCTAACGATACAGCCCTTGTTTCAATGCAGACTATTGTGCAACAGATTATTGACATCATTCAGCGTGAAGTTACAGACCCTGAACAGTTACAGCGTATCTCGGCTCATATTTTTATGGCTATTAATCAACAGACTGTGCAAAACCCTAGCTTCATTGATAAATCCACAGTCACTCCTGTAGGAGAAATTGAGTCGGGGATTGATTTCTAATGGCACAGAGTAGTAGTTCAGGTAAAGGTCCTTTAGGTTCACCTCCTCATCAACTCCCTCATTACTACCACCCCGGTAAAGGTGGAGACAAGCAAGACGGAGATAAGCAAAATTTAGATAAGCAGTTATTAGAAGGCTTCGATCAAGAAAAAGTCCACCGGCTGCATTTAGCTAGTGATACGGATTCCTCAACGAGAAGTAGTCATCACACTTTAGGTCCTGGAAGAAACCAAGCAGCACCAGGAGACCACAGTCACCGATTAATTGGAATTTGGCTTTATAGGTCAAGTGACGGTTTGCACAACAGTTCAGGTAACTACCAGGCTTTAGCTTTTACCGATTACAAGTTTTGGGATCAGGAATACTATTCAAAAGTTTCATCTAGTGAAGTTAAAGTCTTAAAGCGTCACATTGCGACCATTACTTGCAGAACCTCTTTTGAAGGTAACGGTACAGGACGCCGTGGAATTAGTTATTTCAGTAACGGTGTACAACAACAGCGACAGGAACTTCCTACGCTTGGTGGTGGAGCAACTCAAACTCAAGTTCAAGACCACGCTTTTGGAATTGACTTAAACGTAGATGAAGTAATTCAGATTCAAACGTTCCAGAACTCAACTGTAAACTTAGCAATTAAAGCGGGGTTCTTCATTACTCATATGAAAATCATTAGGACCCACCCTCTGAAAATCGACTCCGCAGGTTTAGCATCAGGTACTATTGTGCCTCAGATTCCGGGTCCTGAAATCGCTTCACGTAAATTCCTATTGAATGGGTCTTGGTAATGCCTAGGCGTAAGAAAGAAGAATTTAACCCGGCTGACGCTTTACGTCAGGTGGGTGAGTCTTTACGTACTCAGGCTTTACAACCTAATTTATACAGATATGAACCGCACGAAAAGCAGAAAACTTTTCACACTTGTGACAGTGATGAATACCTTACTGATAAATCAGATATTCAGAAAGTGAGATTCTATGTTGGCGGCAACCGCAGTGGAAAAACGGTCGGAGGAATTGTCGAGGATATATGGTGGGTTACTAAAGAGCACCCCTTTATTGACATCGAGAATATCTGGCCTGAACCTATTAGGGGCCGCATCTGTACGACAGACTTTGTTAACGGCGGTGAGGGTATCATTATCCCAGCTCTCAAAAGATGGTGCCCTGCTAGTAAGTTTAAAGGCGGGTCCTGGGAATCTGCTTGGGACGCAGAAGAACGAACAGTCCATTTTAGTAATGGTGGATTCATTGAGTTACGTTCATACGACCAACAGCTTGATAAACATGCCGGTACTAGTAGACATTTTGTTCACTTTGATGAAGAACCCCCCGAAGACATTTATGGTGAAAACATGGCGCGCCTCATGGACACCGGAGGTCGTTGCTGGTTTACCATGACTCCTGTAGAGGGTATGACTTGGACTTATGACAGATTATACGAGCCAGGTTCTACAGGTGAAGCAGCTTTTCCAATTTTAATTGTGAACGTTTCAGTTTTTGATAACCCTCACATCGATAAAGATGAAATTTCAATGTTCGCGTCATTATGGCAGGACGATGACGACGAAAGTGCGATGCGTATTGAGGGAACTTACATTAGTAAGACGGGTCTTATTTACCCAGGGTTTAAGAAAGAAACACACGTAATTCCTAACTGGACCCCTCAAAGGGATGAGGGGACAGTATTCGCTAGCCTAGACCACGGTTTAGCTAACCCTACAGCCTGGTTATGGCATTGTCTCTTACCTAACGGTAGAATTATTACTTTTTATGAATACTACGTTAAGAACAGGGTTGTGAGAGAACATGCTATTGAGGTCCTTAAAATTAACAAAGCCCTTGGACGAGAGCCAGACTTTTACGTTGGCGATCCCAGCATCCGAAATACTGACCCAATTACCCGTACTAGCATATTGGAAGAGTACGGTAAATTTGGAATTTTCATTCAAGCAAACCCAGGACTCAACGATGTTACAGCTGGAATTGACCGCGTCCGTGCTTACATGAAGCCAGTTTATAAAGACGAGCAAGGAGTAATGCGGTCTTTATGGGCTGTATGTGAAAGATGTACTCACACTATTAAAGAAATTGGTCATTACCGTTGGGACCCCTGGAAAGAAAAGGGCGCTAAGAGAGAAAAGAATGAGAAAGAGCGTCCTAAGAAAAAGGACGACCACACTTGCGACTCATTAAGGTATATGATGATGTGCCGTCCGGACTTCGCTGAAATTGCTAAGTCTTTAAGGTCTGAGATTAACCCTCTCAAGTATTCCCCTGTAGAAGCAACTAGGGCGGTGAGATTAATTGAACGTGCCGACATTCCTAAGAACGCCATTAAGACTAGTGGTTGGGAATACGATCCGGGTGTTAGAGAAAATCGAGTCGAGTTTAACGAATCGAGTGGATGGTAATGATAAAGATTGCACATTTAGAACACCCCGAAGGTTCTAATCGAAAAGCTTGTAATGGAGAGTTATTAGATATTGAGGACTACTCAACTTATCCAGTTCCGGCTACTAAAAATGCTATCAAACAGTGTCGAGCTTGTTTGTTAGCTGCGAATAGAGTTGCGGTGAAAGAACGTGAGCAGAAAAAGTCAGCTTTTAATCGAGCACCATAGAAAACACCCTTTGGCTGCTTTTAGGTACTACTTATTTTGGATTACAGTCTGGACCATCATTGCTTTTGTAACCCTATTCTTTTGTTTCACTCAAGCCTTCGACCCGAGTTATGGTATTTATGACTGATTAGATTGGCTTGACAAGCATTAGCGAGGCGACTACTCTTGGAGTAGTCGTTTTTCGCGTTCAAGGAGCTATAATGGCTGCTAAATCAAAGAGTAAGAATGGTCGTTTACCCACGCTTCCTGAGCGTGATCGTTTTGAGGCTGAGCTTTTAAGTGCAGCCCGAGAAGGCCGTGAGCCAAAATATAAGACCGTTGCCGATGTTATGGCTGAGGGTCTTGCTGAGGAAATGATTGTGTGGGGTTCTCCTAGTCAGCAGTTGCAGACTAAAGAGGGCCGTTATGCAACTCGTCAGCACAATGATAAGACTGATAAAGATCAAGGTCTTAAGACTATTGAAGGCACGACTCAGAATACTCAGACGCCTTATGATGAAGCTCAGCGTTTAGAGGCTGAGGCTGATGAGAACCGTCGTAAGAGTAATAAAGAGCGGCGTGAGAGTGGAGCAGAAAACGTGGAGGCTTACGCCCCCGTTATGTACGTTAAGGACGCTCCGCAGACTCCGGATGAGAAGCGTGAAGCTGCTGAGTCAGAGGATGAGTCAGAAGACGATTTTGATTTTGAAGCAGAAAGCACTAAGTAATGTCGGATAACGTTATTAGTTATAAATTTAAAGTTGGGGAATATTATCAGGCCCCTAACATTTGTATTGGATGCGGAACTACCGATAATGGAAACACCGAAGGTAAAAGCTTCGGAATGGTTGATTTAGGCCGAGACATTGATTGGTACGGCGTCTGCTACATCTGTTATAACTGTATTCGTGAATTAGCAGCTGTTGCCGGTCTAATTTCCCCTGGTGACTATGAAGATATTGCTAATAGACTTGCTTCTCGGGAATTGCAGGTCACTCAATTAACAACGGAAAACGAGCACCTGCGAAGGATTGTCGATGGATACTCCAGTCTTAGTCTTTCTAATTTTGGTAACGACGATAGTATTGGGACTGATTTGGAAGACACTCCAAGTTTGGGAGAAGAAACCGCGTCGAACGAGAGTGAAGACATTAGCTCCGACGGAGATAAATTACCTGAGGAAGCTAGTGGGGGAACTAATGATGAGGAATCAGGAACTGACGAACTTAGTTCTGTCGAAGAATCCTCAGACGTTCTCAGCACTTCAAGCGACGACGACAGTGATTCCAAATTCCTCGATGAACTCGACGAGTGAGTATCTTGCATCCGGTACAGATGTAGATGAAGTAAACCGTCAGCGTATTGCAGAAGGCTTACAGCCTTTTGACCTCTCTGAGTTTATAGGGTCGGATGATGGCAGCGGATCTTTCATCGGTTGATTCTCCGAGCCGTGCGCAACAGGCTCTTAGTTTTATAACCGGAAAAGGTCAGGTAGCGGAAGATAAGAAAACCGTAGCCTGGGTTAAAGATCAATACAAGCGTTGTAAGGCTCAGCGACTCAAAAAAGAACGTCAGTGGTATTTGAACCTGAGTTTTCTTTTGGGGCATCAGTACGTAGATTGGATTAAGACTTCTACTTCTGCCTCAGGTTTTAAGCTGTACGTACCTCCTGCTCCGCGTTGGCGAGTGCGTTTACAGATTAATATGATTCGCCCGATTATTCGTAAAGAGATTGCTAAATTAACCTCATCTAAACCTAATTGGACTGTCGTACCTAATACTACAGAAGATCAAGATGCAGTAGCGGCCCGAGTGGCAGAACAGATTTTTACTTCGATTTATGATGAGAAGAAGATCCAAAATAAATTAAAGAAAGCAGTCTTTTGGAGTTCTTCTTGTGGGGTCGGGTTTATCAAGTCCATTTGGGACCCGATGGCTATTTGTGGATACGGCCAGTACGAATACCAGGGCGATATTGATTACCTAGTGGTAGACCCTTTTCATATTTTCGTACCTGATCTGTTAGAAGAGGAAATTGAAAATCAGTCCTACATTATCCATGCTCAGACACGTTCTGTAGAGTGGGTTAATTCTCGTTTTCCTGGATTGAAAGTTCAGCCTGATGTTAAGGCCGTTTCTTCTATTATGGAAGAGGCTTTTCTTAATTTGACGGCAGCTAAAAATAGTGAGCCTGATGAAGTCTTATTGCTTGAAATGTGGATTAAGCCTGGGAAAGTTGCTCGTTTCCCGAAAGGTGCTTACCTTTTAATTGTGGGTGATAATCTGGCTCAGATTAGTAGGATGCCGATTGTTGATCCTAATTTGCCGCCAGAAATGGCGGCTATGGCGCCTCAGCAATCTGAGGTTGCGTATCCATATCACCATAAGAAGTACCCGTTCGTTAAAATTGATCACATTCCTACTGGTCAATTTTATCCTGCCTCGGTTATTGAGGATTTAGTTCCAGTACAGAGGGAACTTAATAGGACACGTTCTCAGATTGTTGAGAATAAGAACTTGATGGGCAAAATTAGTTATATCAGCCCGAAGGGTTCTATTGACCCTACGCGGATGACCTCTGAACCTGGACAAGTAATTGAGTTTAATCCGGGTCTTGGAGAGCCTAAAGCACAACAGCCTCCGGAGATTCCTAGCTACGTAATTAATCATCTAGAACAGTTACGTATGGACTTTGATGATTTAAGTGCGCAGCATGAAGTTTCCCGAGGAAACGCTCCTGGAAGTGTGGTAGCGGCTACTGCTATTAGCACTCTTCAAGAACAGGATGATTCCCAACTTAGTACCACGATTGATAGTATTGAAATGGGAATGGAGAAGTTAGGATTTCTTACACTCTCCTACGTTGAGCAGTATTGGGATACTGAACGTTTAGTCAAGACCGTTGGTACTGACGCTTACTTTGACGCTCAGATGTTCCAAGGTTCAGCTATCCAAGGTAATAAGGACGTTCGAGTTGAGCAGGGTTCTGCTCTTTCGATTAGTAAATCTGCTCGTCAAGCCTTTATTACTGACTTAATGAACAACCAGCACATTCCGGCATTGGCTGGATTAGAGGTTCTCAATTTTCCGGGTATTGAGAAACTCTATGAGAACTTGGAAACTGATAAACGACAGGCTACTCGAGAAAACCTTAAAATGCAGCAGGGCATGTTAGAACCAATGACAGGTCCTGATGGGATGCCATTAATGGATCCGAATAGTGCTGACCCGATGACAGGTCAGCCTACGCAGCCTATTATGGGATTGCCTGTTAATACGTTTGACAATCATGAGCTTCACATTGAAGTTCATAATCAGTTCCGTAAGACTCAACAATTTGAAATGCTCCCGCCAGAAGCACAGGCCGCTTTTGAAGACCACGTTACTCAACATCAAATGATGGTTCAAATGGCTATGATGCAACAGCAGGGAATTGCGCCCCCTGTAGACCAGGGTGGACAAGAAGTTAGTCAGCAACAAGCTCAGCAATATCCGCAAGACCCGATGCAACAGGTATTGCCTGGGATGTAATAATGCCTTACAAATCAGATAAGCAGCGAGCCTGGATGCATATTCATGAGCCTGTGATTGCTGCTCGGTGGGATAAAGAATATGGAGGAAAACCAATGCCAGATGCTCGCTCAAAGATTAAAAATGCAATGAAAAACGTTGGCCCAGGTAAGGGTCGTAGTCCTGGTGGCCCTCGTTCTCCTTTTAATTTACCTGGTCGTCGCGTTGGTCGCAATATGACTCCTGGTGTTCCGAGGCGAGTTGGTTCTAATAGTAAGGGACCCTTACAGAACAATAAACCACCTTATATTCAACGTGATCCGTTGAATGACTACCAGGGGCATAATCTACCTCCTAAGAAGAATATTGCTCCAGGAGAGCCTGATCCTAATAGTGGTCCTCCGATTATTCCCGGAGTTGAGCCTGAGCCCCGTCCTAGGAATCAACCAGTTAAGGGGCGACTGAATACTCTTACGGATAAGAATAAGAAGAACAACCGTAAGGCTATGAAGCCTTTACTGCGTATGTATACTCGTGCATTACAGGGTAAGCAGTTTGGTGGTTACGTCTTTGGTGAGAATAAGGGTAATACTACGGCTGATTTCTTAAAGACTATTAAGCCGTACACTAAAGGCACAGGAATGTATAAGATGTTCAACCAGCAGATTAACCCTAAGCCTAAGCGCGGCGGGGATGACACTCCGACTTCTAATCCTCCTCCTGAGCCTGAGGGTGCTAAGTTATCTGCTAGAATTGCCAAGGCGCGTCAAAGGGCTATGGCAAAGAAAGTACGTTCTTAACCTGACTTGACACGTTTATAGGTCAGGGTTTATCCTAGAAGTGTCCTAGTGACTAAGGCAGCGGTACAGTCCTAATAAGGGCCAAGGCCAAAGTACGGTCTACCGAGTAGAAAGTTTTTTAAATGTCTAACATGATTCCCGAGCCCCAAGGCCAACCGGGTACAGGGCAGGAAAATGCAGGTCAAGAATCTCATCCTCCTTATTGGAATGAGCTTCAAGAATTGCCAGAGGCAATGCGGCCTGTTGTTGAGCCGACATTTAAAAAATGGGAACAACAGGTTAATCAGCGGTTCCAACAGCAAGCTCAGCAGTATCAGCGTTACCAGCCTTATGAGCAGATCATTAATCAGTATCAGCCTAATGACGTTCAAATGGCTATTCAGCTTGCTACCCAACTGCGTGATAATCCTGAGGAAATCCTTAAGCAGTTAGCAGCCTCATTAGATTACGATATTGGTGAGGATGACGTTGATCCGGATGAATATATGCCGGATGGAAATAACGCGGAATTAACTGCTATGAGGCAGGCTATTTCTGATTTAAGTGAACGTATTGAAAATGATACGCAGACTCGAAGTCAGGAAGCCGAAGAAACAGAAATCTGGAATACTTTAACAGCGGTAGACGAGGAAATGTCCTCGGAGTATGGCCCAATGGATATGGAAATTGTTCTTACTAGGGCAGCTACTTATCCAGATCAGGGCCTAGAGAGTGCATTAACCTGGTATTATGAGAATGTTGCTCGGCCTTCTAATGGAGGTCAACAGGTTAACGGTGCGCCAACTACTCCAACTGCGCCTCAGCCATTAGGTGCTGGCGGAGGTCTGCCGAGTGAACAGGGCGACTTACAGAAGATTTATTCTGATAAGAAAGCTCGACAGTCAATGGTTGAGCAGTTATTAAATTCTGCCAATCAACAGCAGTAGTCACTAGGAGTTTAAAATGCCAGCGAGTTTAGCAACCGTAAACGCGCTGCTCAAAGAAATCTATCAGGGTTCTCTCCGAGAGCAGCTGCAAAGTGAAGTTATTGGATATAAGCGTATTGAGAGTACCAACCGTGGTGTTTCTCAAGACGTTGGTGGTAAATATGTGACTTTCCCCCTCCGTGTTCGTCGTAATCACGGTCAGGGTTATAGGCAGGAAAATGAGCAGCTTCCTGCGGCTGGTCAGCAGGGTTATGCGTCCGTTCGTATTCCATTGAAGTATGGTTATGGACGAGTCCGTTTAACTGGTCAGCTTATGAAATTAGCGGAAACCAATCCTCAATCCTTCGCTAATGCGATGGAAAAGGAAATGGACGGTCTTAAGGATGACACCGCTAAGGACTGCGCTCGAATTTTCTACGGTAACGCGACTGGTCAATTAGCTGTTGTTACGGCTGATGGTGCTAACACCGTTACCGTTTCTAATATCCAGTATCTTGAACTGGATATGATGATCGACGTTATTACGCCGGGTACTGGTGCTGTTAAGTTCAGCAACCGTAAGATTACTGCTATTGTGCCGGGTACTTTCCCGGCTGGTACGGTTACTTATGATGGTGCTGACGGTACGGCAGTGGCTAACGACGTTATTGTGCGTACTGGTTCCGGTACTGTTTCGGCTGGAGTTTTCCGTGAGCCGAACGGTTTAGGAAGCATTATTGCTTCTACTGGTGCTCTTTATAACGTTGACCCTGCTACTGAGCCTAAATGGGCTTCGATTATTGACACAAATGGTGGCTCTAACCGCTCACTGACTGAGGAAATGTGGATTAAGGCTTGCGACAACACTCGTATTAATGGCGGCAAGGTGTCCGTTATTTTTGCGAGTCTTGGTGTTCGTCGAGCTTATTTCTCATTACTTAAGGCGCAGCGTCAATTTGTTAAGGCTCAGACGTTCGAGGGTGGTTTCCAGGGATTAGCTTTCGCCGCTGGTGGAGGAGATATTCCTGTAGTGGAAGATGTTGATTGCCCGCCGAACACTTCATTTGGTTTACAGGAGAGCAACTTTACTGTTTACCGTGAGGCTGAGTGGGAATTTGCGGACGACGATAATTCCGTTCTCAAATGGGTTACCGACTTCGACGCTTGGGAAGCAATTCTCCGTCGTTATTGGGAGCTTGGTATTGATCGGCGTAACTCTCACTTTAAGGTTGGCGACATCACTGAGACGTGATTCGTAATCCTAGTGACTAACGAGAGGGCCGGTTCCATTATGGGGGCCGGCCTTTCTCGGAGGGATATGAAATGACTAACGCTGATCTAGAACGACTTTACTACCTGACGCAATTAGGTTTAAGTTCGTCTGGATTATCTATCCAGGATTTACAAGCACTTTTCTATGCTCAGCAAACATTTGGAATTGCATCTAATAGACGCTTTGCTACCGGTTTATATTATGGCGTAGATGCAACGGGTGGTAACTCAACAAAAGTTCCCACTCTTAATGAGTTGGATCTTTTTCCGTTTGTTGTTGGAGAACGTCAAGCATTTGATCAGATTGCTTGTGCTTGCACTATTCTTCAAGCGACTTCTGTTTACCGTTTAGGTCTTTATAATTCCGACTCAGGTGGTAAACCTAGTACGCTTTTAGTTGATGCGGGTACGGTGGACTGTTCTACTACTGGCTCTAAGACACTTCCAATTACTCAGACGTTAAATCCAGGTCTTTATTGGTTAGCTGGTTGTGCTCAAGTTGCTGCTGGAACTATGGAACTACGTGGTTATGCAGCAGGTTGGACACCCTATGTTGCTTTAGATGATCCTTCTAGGGTTACATCTGGATCAGGTTATATTCAGGCAGGAGTGACAGGCGCTTTACCTGGTACGTTTACTTTCTCTGCTAATAACTTGTATTCAGGTGCTTTGCCACGACTTTTGTTAAGGGCGACTTAATGTCTAATCGTCAATTAGCCTTTAATAAGGCTCTTATTTTAGCTCCATTGACTGACGGTAATGCTGTCAATGAGAGGACTGTTCATATTGTTGAGGCTATTCGCGCTTATAATCCTCGATTGGACGTTAAGTGGATTCCTGCTGATAAGAGGCTTCCGGGGGAACCACAATTCGCGGTCGTTGAAAGGGTGCATGGAAAAGAATACATAATTTTCCACGTTCAAGATGAATCCCAATTTGATGGACGAATCCTCGAACAGATTATTAAAGCGGATACGTCGCGCAACGATGTTCTCACCGATGTTGATGCGCACAATGAAGCCCTTAAACTCATGCATAAGAAAGCGCAACAAGAGCAAATGGCCGAGGCGACTGACATAGCTAAACATGTCATCGCTTCTCCTCTGAATAAATACCGTGTCAATAAGGATACTGTGATTAGGGACTACGGGAATAGGTTGCGATGAGAACTTTAGACGTTGCTACTCGGGTCAAGCGCCAATTCGGTGATGAGTCAGGATCACAGATTACTGACGCTGTTATTCTTGACTGGATTAATGACGCCCAAAGGGAAATTGTTAATCGCAACAAAGAAATTTTGCAGAAAAAAGCTACTATGGCTACGGTTAATGGTACGGCTAACTATGCTTTACCTACAGAAATTATCCGTCTCCATCGGGTAGCGTATAAAGGAATTGCTCTTAATCCTATTTCGATCCAAGCCGCAGAGCAAGATTACCCTGACAAAGATTTAACCCCTATTCCTACTGGTACGCCGCTTGAATACTGGTTCTTTAATAACGAAATTAATTTACGTCCTGCACCTGCAACAAGTAGCGCAGCAGATTTAACGCTTTACTACGAGCGTTATCCTACGGACGCTTCTGCAATTGCTGGTACTGACCCTACAGGGACAATCGACTTACCCCTTCAATATCATCAGAGGGTGGTAGAATATTGCATAGCTCAGGCAGCAGAATTAGATGATAATGATAGTCGTTACGCTACTAAAATGGCTCAGTTTAATAGTAGCCTAGATGATGCACAGTCAGATTCTTTTATCCGAAATCAGAACGTGTATCCGTCAATTCAAATAGCAGAAGAAGATTCGAGCTATTATGCCACCTAGCGATAAGATCAGTCGTTACGTTGGTCCTTGGCCGGATGGATTAATTACTCGGCACGAGGGTAGTTATGACGTTGCTGAATCCTTCGTGGGTGACATTATTAATTTGGACGTGACAGATTATGGTGTCTTGATACAACGTCCGGGTTTTGTTCGTTTTCATGATGCTTGGGCTGATGGTTGGCCTGGTAGTTTCACCAACTTTGGAACATTTCGGTTATTAGGCTCTCATCCCTCGGCAATTAATGGTAACCTTCGACTGTACGTTTCAATTTTAAAACAGGTTACAGGAACTTGGCGGGAGCGAGTTTATTACACGGATGATCCGACGACTGGTTCTCCGACTCAATTATTTGAGAACGATCACGGAGCTTCAAAACCTGCGGATAATAAATTAATTAATTCAGTTGTTTTGTACAACGGAGAACTTTTCTTTATCCGTCGTGGTGCTGCTAGCGCAGGTACTTTTCAGAATAATATTTCTATGGATAATGGAGATACTACAGGAGCTACTGCGAATGCTTTAACTCTTGTACAATCTCAATTTGGATACTATTCCTTCGTAATGCAGGATCGTGTGTTTGTAGTAGATTTGAATGGTTCTAAAGTGAATTATTCAAAGGCTACTGCTCCGCGAAACTGGACTGCTCCTGATGGTGGATTTTTTAGTGTTAATCCTTTAGATGCGCAACAGGTTACAGCTGTTATTGCTTTAGAAGATATTGTCTACATTTTTAAAGAGGATTCCACCTGGGCCTTCACTTTTAATACTGACCCAGCAGTGGACGGTATTCTTCGCCAGGTCAATAAACAGTTTGGTGCTCTTGATGCTACAAATAAGGGTAGTGACATTTATGTTGTTAATCGTCAGGGTATTTATCGGTTTATTGATGGTGAGTTCCTCAGTATTGCAGAGAACATTCGAACGATTATTGACTCTCCTGACTCTTGGGGCGAGAGCGTTAGTATCACCATCGTCGCTAATCGTCTCATCTTAGGTGGATTTTTCGAGTCAGGGAGTTATACTTCTCTTTGTATGAATCTTAATACAGGAGCCTGGACTAAATACGATCCTTCGGATAGCTTCATTAGTGCTAATAGTAAACGATCTTTTGCTGTTTCCTCTAGTTCGGGTACTGCTTGGCAGGTATGGGGTGATACTCCAAGTGCGGTAGTGGATGGTGTTCTGAATTCAGGTGGCGGATATTTCTCCATGATGCGTATTGGTGGAGATATCAACAATCCGGATGGAAAATGTAAGGATCAAGACCGCTCCGGTAACTTTTTAGTTCCTCGTTATATGATGGTAACAGTACCATTAGCTATGGATGATGCTACGCGATGGAAAAAACTTTACAGGTGGCGTTATGATTTACAGCATGTGGATGCGGATAACCTGGATGCAAAACCAACTTTCTCGATTAGAGAAGGCGATCCATCGGTCGTTGATGCCAGTCAACTTATTACTAATTACGCTGATTTTTATACTGATTTTTTCGATAGCGTTGTGACGAAACAACAGCGTTTTCGAGTTATTCAATTTGGTATCGATAAAGCTGAAACGGCTACGGGTTCCGGAATTACGGATCAAGTTACTTTCCGTGTTCGTGGTTTAACTATGGATTATAGCATCCGTGGTCTTATTCGGACTTGACAGATAGATTAGGATAAGAATATGAAGGGTCAAGAACGGGAGCGTAGCTTCTTAAACGGTAATAGAGTTTACCGTGGAACTAGCCATGCTCCTGATTCGGGACGTAAAGACCCGACTGGCTATATCCAACGAGGAATTAAAAAAGAACAGAGTGATAGTCGTTCAGGATTAGCCGCAGCAGCATTAAATCTTAGAGATCGAATTAACGGTAATCAACAGCAAAGTATGCCTCCTCCTGTTATTCCACAGCCTCTAGTTCCTGTAGGTCCTGGATTAATGAAGGATCGTAGAGGGAGAATTTATAATGCCGGAAATCAAGCGCAAGCCCCGCAAGCCGCCCAAGAACCCAGGCCCGCCTAAGCCTCAACCTACTGCGCTTCCTTTTGATTTAGGCGCTGCACAAAGGCGACGGAGTTTATTGCAGGGCCGTATGAACATGCGGTCTGATTATCGACGTAATGTTCAGGACGCTAATAGGTATACGACTAATGCCATTCGGGACATTAATCAAGAGGCACCTAATGTTTATCGTAGTATTTTAAATAATGCTGCGGGACGAGGAATGGCATTCTCCTCAGGTTATGGTTACAATTACGGTCAAGCAGCGAATCAAATGGCTAATCAGAAGGCTAACCTTACTTCTGAATTAGGGATTAATTTAGACCGTATGCGTGAAGATAAAGAACGTGCTATGGCTAATTATCAGTATCAGCTGTCTAATGTGATGCAGGGACAAGCGCAAGGCGCTGAGAGAAATGCTGGTAATTTAGGTTTTGGTCGAGGAAAGCTTACAAAGAAGAAGAAAAATAGGCGGCCATAATGTATCCAGTAAATCCAGGCGGTGGCGGATTAAATCGTCGTCGAGGATTGCATACTTCACGAAAGATTAGGCGTGTTCAGCGTTTAGTCCGTAGCGGTGCATCTAATCGACAGATTACTCGTGCCACGAGGCGTGCTGTGAACGCTATTAATACTTCACAGGCACGAGGTACTTATGGACGTCAACAGAAACGGTCTACGCATCGTTTAGTTAAAAGACTGAACCGTAGTAATAACTTCTACGCTCGACAGTCAGCTAAGCGAGTTTCTTCTGCGCGCCGTAATACTAAGCCTCATTATGGTGGTATTGGTAGCGGAGTAGGTTTAGGCGGAAACGCTGTTGGTCAGGGCGGTTCTAAAGGACATGGCACTAAGCCAAAGAAAAAGAACCCTCCTACTCATAATCGGCCGCCTCCGAAATTAGGTTCTCCGCATCACCAAGGGCCAGGAACACCAGGGCGACCTCATCGCAAGCCTGACCGGCCAAAGCTCAAGAAGAGGCACCATCCCAAGGGCAAAGGTCCAGGCAAGGGACCAGGTAAAGGGAAGCCTAAAAAGCAGGATATTAAACTTGGCAAGCCCGGTAAGCGTTTAGCGCGTAAGATTACGAATATCACTGAGAATCGTTATCTCCGTGCTAATGAGCAGAACGTTAAAAAGGAAGTTGCAGACTTTCGTAAGCGACGTAAGTATATCGTTAAGCATACGAAGAGTCCTAAGCGAGAGAAAAAACTAGTTCAAATTGCTCGTAAGAACATGATGAAAGATGTTCGAGAGCGAGGTACTGGTGCGGGTAAATTATATCGTAAAGCTGGTTTAGCTGTTAGTGCTGAACTTGATCCGCAGCTTAAGGCTCTTACGCACCGCGTTAAGCAGACTCGAAAAGAAAGGAAGCGTACGCTTCAAGACTTAAAGGGTCTATACGAACGTGCAGGAGCACAGAACGAGAGTAATACAGAACGTATTGATACTCGTGGTGCTAATGCTCTTGAAGATACTCGTAATGCTTATGAGCGGATTAAAGAGAATCTTGGCAGTAATTATGGTAGTGCGACCCAAGATGTTAAAGACGAATTATCTCGCCTAGGTATTAGTGGAGTTACTGACGCTGCTACTTCCGGTTTATCCCGAGACGAAAAATACGCTCTTAGTCAAGCTAATCTTTCTCAGGCTGAAAGCTCATCAGCACAGCGAGAGAATACTCAGGGCTTTGATCAATTAATGGCTTTGATTGGTGGAGAATTACAAGCTCAGGGATTAGGAGCTCGTACTACTGCACGTCAGAAGTTTACTGATGAGATTATGTCTCTCAGGGATCAGAGGTCTGCATTAGGGGCTACTCGACTCGGTAAAATTAGCACTGCTGTTACTGCTTTACAGGCGGCTAATAGGGCTGCCAAGAGTCAAGCAATTCAGGATCGTTTAGCTTCTAGGTTAGCTAATCGAGAGTTCGGTCTTGACGTTGCTAAATTCAAGCAGGACACTCGAACTCAGCGATTCCAAAACAAATTGGACCTCAAAAAGTTCGGTTTGGATAAAGCTAAGTTCATGGCTGACCAGCTTGATAATAAGCCTAAGAGGAAGAAGCCGCGAGGTTACTCTAATTCTCGAACCGGAGCGGTTGATTATTTGAAGGATCGTGGTCTTAAGGGCGGTGGAGTTGACCTTTACATTAGGGTTGAAGAGGCAGCTAATAACATCGCCTCTGCTGGTGGTTGGGCTAATCTTCCTCAGCGTAAAGACAACCACATGATTAAGTATCTTATGACTCACACGAACCTTAAGACTGCGCCTTTGAAGTTGAAGCTTGCAATTAAACAGGCATTACAGATTGAGTGGGGCTTAATTTAAAATGGCTAAGGGTAGGAACTCTTACGCTAGGAAGCTGCGTAAGCGGCATCCTACGCGCAGGCGTACCTCAAGTCCTAGCCCTAATTTCTACGATCCAGGGCTTAACCTATTCATGCAGTATTTAATGAATAGGGAGTCTCATCCTGCCCCAAAGCCATTAGCTAAGTTTAACGTTCCTTACAGCTTTATGAATTCTGACCTTCCTCCAAAATGGGCGATTGCTCAGAACGATGCTGAGAATAATGACCAGAGTGGATTCTGGACTAGTTCTCCTATTCAGTGGACGGTGGATAAACTCTCTCGTCCTCTTTACGCTGTTGCCGAAGGTTCTAAAGATTTCAGTGAACAATTCACTGACGTCATTAGAGGTGGCAGTCTAAGTAATCAGCTTAGGGACGTTGGAGATATGTTCCGGGCAGGTGGAGCCGGAGCATGGCAAGGTTTTAGTGGAAAAGAACACACTACCTTTGGAGAAGTTCTTCGGAACACGCAAGCTAATCCCGTTTCTGCTGGATTCGGAATTGGTGTTAAAAAAGCTACGGGTGTTAATGTACCTGGAACTACTCCTGAATGGTGGAGGAAGCATAATAAGACAACCGCTGCTGTAGGTCTGACTGGCGATATTTTGCTTGACCCTACTACTTATATTGGTGTTGGTCTTGTAGGTAAAATGGGTACTGGCGCTCGTATCTTTAAGGATGCTAAGTCAGTAGAAGCAGCTGTTACTCGGCAAAATAGACTGGTTGATAACCTTCTTAAAACCGGTGTTATGTCGGATGAGCAAGCACGTAAGATTAAAGACCTATTAACCGCTAATAAGTTCCGTCAAGGATTCCAGAAGGCTAAGGGAGCGCAGGCTAAAGAGGGAGAAGCTGCTGACTTAATTCGACACATCGCCAATGATAAAGGTCGCTTTGCTGCTAATAGAGTATTTAGTGATACCTTAACTAATATTCAGAAACTGCCTAAGTCCTCTATTCAGGACCGTAATTACCGGTTTATGAGTCCTAAGGTTATGGCAGGAGAAGCTGCTACTAAAGCTGGTGATGAAGCTGTTGAATTAACGATTAAAGAGGCTCTGGATAATTACCGTACCATTGTTGAAGCCAATTACAAACAGACTCTTGGTATTGGTACGAGGAAAGTCCGATTCCCCATTTTGCCTTCTAAGACACTTGAAGGTTTACAGAAGATTGCTCAAATTAAGCCTATTGAGCAAGGTCTTGACATCACTCAAAAGTATTTGCGTAACTCCCATAAAATTGTGGAGGACGTATATCGCACTAAAGTTGAGGCGATGCATTTAGGCCGTTCTACTACTTATATGGCTGGTCGTTATATTGACGACACCTTTAAGCATGTAAAGGACGGTAGTGCTATCCGTAAAATGACGCGAGAGGATCGCGTTGCAGAATGGATGTTAGGACTTCGCAGAGATTCGGGACAGCTTTTAGTTAAAGCTCCAGGGTCTAATGTGGAACAAGTAGCTTCGGACGTATTTAGTGCTCACGTTGATATGCTTTCTCAGCGGGTTACAGGTTTATTAGGAGAGCTTCCTTATTCTCCTGCTGAGCTTAATAGGATGCTGCCTCCTGGTTTGCCTCCTATTTTTGGTAAGCGTAAGATGAAGGAGATTGGGCTAGAACTTGGTTTAATTAATCCTAAGACTGGTAAAGTTCTTAAAGGAAAGAAAGCTGAATTACAGAAAGCTTTCCAAGAGCAGGATTGGTTCCGTTCTTCTTTACTGCGCGTAGCTAAAGACTCCAACATTAAGGGTATGAAGGATGGAGCACACTCTTTATGGATCGCTACTGCTGCTGTAGAGCACGCTGCTGCACGTCGTCAATTACTTGATAATCTGACGGCTTCATTTGGTTTTTCTCGAGAATTATCTTCTGTTGATGAAGCAGGACGAATTCTTGTGAATGACTTAGTGAAGAAACGCGGTTGGGTTGAAGCTAAGGGTGTTAAAGAATTAGAGGATGTTGTCTTTAATCCAGAAGTTGCCGAAGGCATCTCTAAGATGCTTAAGACAATGGAGGATCAGAGGGAATGGTCTAACTTCACTAAATTCTTGAACCGTATTACAGGACCCTGGAAATTCCTAGTTACACAGCCTAATCCTGGTTACCATATTCGTAACCTTATGGGAGACGCTTTTATTAACTGGATTGATGGTGCTATTAATCCGGCTGATTACCGAGCGGCTGCTAGGTTATTAGGTTGGCGCTTTCATGGGATGGAAAAATTCGAGGGTTTTGCGGACGGTTCTGATCCGCTGTTACGCATGGCTGGTGACCCTCTTAAGAACGCTTTAAAGATTCAGAACAAACCTTTAATTCGGAATACTGCTAATCTTCGTGACGCAGAAGGACAGGTTAAGAAATACATTCTTGACTCTGAAATCTATGCTGGAATGAACAAGCACGGTATTCGTCAGAACTTTGCTGTGTCTCAATTCGGTGAACTAGAGTCAGCTGTTAATACTTTCGAGACTGCTTTCTCAGGGGTTACTCGAAAGATGGGAGAGCCGTTTAGGCGTATTTCTGAATGGCGCGAAGATTATATGCGTATGGCTCACTTTATGCATTTACTTCGTTCTAATCCCAGTAAAGCTAAATCTCTTGATGAGGCTATGCAATGGGCCGCTGATAGAGTTAGGATGACTCACTTTGATTACACGGACTTCACCAAATTTGAACAGCAGTATTTGTCCAACGTGTTTCCCTTCTATAAGTGGACAAGAAAAGCCTTACCCCTTATGTCTCGGTTCATGTTCGAGCATCCAGGGAAGGTTATCATTCCGGAGAAAATTACCCGAAACCTCAGTGGGGCATTTGGATATTGGCCTACAGAAGATGATCCGCTGCCAGGATTAGATAATCAATTAGTACCTGACTGGTTAAAGGCCGGCGGTTACTTACCGATGTATAACACTCCTGGTACTGGTAATCCGATGTTCGCTCGCTACCCCTCGCCATTTAGTGACATTCTCGCCTTCCAGGGTGGAGATTTTGCTGCCGGAGGACGTGGAATTGCGGACTCCTTTATCTCACAGTCTAACCCTGCAATTAGAATTCCGGCAGAATTAATGATGGGTCACCAGTCAATGTTTGCTGGTGAAAATGTACCTTTGCCTGGTCCGGTTGAGTACACTGCTAACCAATTACCTGTTCCATTTATGCGACAGATTCTTGGAGCTACTGGTGCATTTAATGAGGGTGAAGGTAACTTGGGTCCGGCTGCAACTAACTTGACTGGTATGTATTCTCGTGAATTAACGGAACGCGATATGCGTAATGAGCTTTTGCGTCAGCTGTTTGAGGAAGATTTAACAACCGAAGAGAACGCTCGAATTAGGCAGATTCTTAAGTATCGTTTCGGAGTTGAATACTAATGGCTTACGGCTCTGAAATTGAAAAGATTGCGCGTCAAAGCGTTGCTTCCTCACAATCTAGTATGGATGCGACCGGGCGTCTCATTAAAATGTATATGAACGCTCGCGCATCACAGAGTGCTGGATTTGGTGGCGGAGGGGGAGGAAAATTCGGAGGACCCCCTGTAGGGATGGGTAAGAGTCTCGGTAAAATTGGTCATGCTCGTGGAGCGGTTGGACCTATTAGGCCAAACGCTAAAATTGTTACTATTAGGGATGGTCAAGGCCATTCGGTTCAAGTCAATAAGACGGTGGCAGATGACTTCAAACGATTCTTACGAGCCCTTAAGAAAACGGGTTACGATATTGACTCTATTGGCGGCTATGCCAATAGGAATATTGCTGGGACTAGCACTCGCAGTCTACATTCGTACGGTTTAGCTATTGACATTAACCCGTCCTCTAACCCAGTCTATTATGGTTCTCGACGTGGAATGCACGAAAATCTTCCGCGTGGAATTGGACGACTAGCTAAGCGTTACGGAATTACCTGGGGCGGTAATTGGCACGGAAGTAAGAAGGACCCCATGCACTTCTCCTTCCCATTCTTCGGGACTAAATAATGGCCGAAGATTTTGATGCAGCGAGTGTTCGCTTCAATACTAATTATGGAGCGACTGGTTTACTTAAGGTTCTAAGTGACCAGCAAAAAGCTTCCGTTAAACGGCGTAAAGCCACTATGGGATTGCTTAGTTCTATTCAGAAAATGGATAGAATGTCAGCAGCAAGCAGTGGAAGTATGCGGGGTTTAGGTGGTGGTGGAGGACATAAAGGTGGTCCTAAACATCACGGTAAAATGCCACATAGCAATAACGCTCGTTTTGAAGCCTTTATGAAAGCTATCTCTGGACAGGAGTCTGGCGGTAATTATGGTGCTGTGAACTCTAGTTCAGGTGCCGCAGGTAAATACCAAATTATGCCAGGTAACTTCGTTGGGCCAGGTGGTTGGGATAAAGAAGCATTAGGACGAGACATTAGACTCCGTTATTACATGCGTCACCCGAGGGCGCAAGAAAGAATTGCTCGCCATAAACTTAGGCAATACTTTCGCCAGTACGGAGCGCGCGGGGCTGCTCAGGCGTGGTATGGTGGACCTGGCGCAGTCGGTAATAACAATATTAGCGGTGGTAGTGGTTATCCCTCAACAGGCGGATATGCTGATAGTATTCTAGCACAGATGCGCGCTATCATGAATAGACGGCGATAAGTAGGGTGGCTGGTGATAACTTCATGGAGAATCGTTTGCAGTTACATTCTAGTAATGGTCGGGGCCTTACTAGGGGTTTATGAAACTGTATTCGGTCAACGAGACCCGGCAGTATACTTCTTCTGCACAGGAGCTTGGTCATTAGCCTTGGGACTTAAGGTTGACAATGTTCTTAACAGAGATGAGACGAATGTCAAATCTGATTAAACATAACCCTGCTACGAGTTTTGTTCTATTTGTAGTGTGGCCTGTTCTCTACACCCTTGCCGTCCTCACCGACCTAGGAATCATACATGCCTAACCGAGATAATCCATTATGGATTAATCGCAATCCCGGAATTACGGCGGTCATAGCCACCGTTGTAATAGGCTTTTTAATGATCAGTCCTTCGTATTATTTATGGCATACTGAAAATAGACAAACGAATGATATTGTTACATGTGCTATTAAATCTGTGGGTACAAGGGATGAATCGTCTCAAACATATAGAGCAGCACTTGTAAAATTCTTTGCTGAATTTAGTTCATTTCTTAGGAATATTCAAGATCAAACTAGTGCGATACCTTTATTGCAATCAAGTGAGAAAGCTAAGCATTCACTACAGGAGGTAGCTATTGTCGTAAACGCCAAAGATTTACAAGATTGTTTGGAGAAAGACTAATATATGTTTACTAAATATAGAGTGAAAGGCCAACGTACTTTAGACGGCCGATATGATGTTCTTTACTTAGGTGACGACACTTCTGGACGTCCCCTTTTTATGAGTCGCCGTATGTGGGGGGCTTACTTAGCAACAATGGAGAAGCTACCTGACAGTCTGGCTAATGAGTTGGATATTGTCCAGGGTGCCTTTATGAAATACGCAGGTGGTGGAGCAGATGCCTCTGCGGGTTATCACGATCTAAGTTCCTGTATTGATACTCGAACTTGGGATATTGATTCAGCACAAGAGCGTAAAGTAATTATTGCTTCGCGTTCTGTAGGCTGGGCAGTTTGGAGACGAGATTCACAACACGGTGGGTTCGATGAACATATGCATTGGACTCTATTAGATGAATTTAAAGGTGTTGATGGTGGCGGCGCCGAACCATCAGGACCAGGTGCAGTATTTCAGTGGGGAAGTTATCGCAGAGGAAATGACGGATTAAGTCCTGAGCATACGGACTATCATCCAAGGCCCCACCCTATTCCTGTATTCAATTTAAAGAAGTGGAAGGATAATCAGTTGCCTACGTTAGCGGAAATTTCAAATGCAGTTTGGGCTGAGAAAATTGGTCCTGAGGGTGACGTGGATGAAGCTCGTTCCAAGTTACAGGAAGCTTCTCAGCAGGCTGCTAATGCTACTGCTAAGGTGAACGCTTTAAGTGCGGAGTTTGAAGAGTTTCGTACTCGTGAGCTTGCTCGGGATAAAAACACTAAAGAGCGAGACGCGGCAGTAAAAGCGCAGTTAGACAGTATCACTGCTGCTCTCGTTAACATTGGCAATAGGCTAGATTCTATCGACAGTCAGGTGAGCTAATAATGGCTATTCCGTGGAAAGCTGTGTTTGCTTTTATCGCTGCATTCTGTGTTTCTTTTTTAGCATTCGTTCAGGACAAAACTTCTTTTGATGACCTGACCGGATTCCAGTGGATGGTTGCCGTATTATCTTCCGTTGTTGTTGCTGGTGGAGTTTACGTCTTACCTAAATAGCAGTTCCCACTAACTGTGTGCTTGACTTCTATTAGAGGTTGTGACACACTCTAGGTATGGCAGGGGAATGGAAGCTACTAAGTCAATGCAGCAGTTATGCTGAATGGCTTGCTGATGAGTTAGACGACCGGCGTCTAGCTTATCAAATGGTAGATGAAATGCTCTTCCACAAGAATTATGGTGGAGCACGGTATCTTTGCGATGACTGTCCCGTCAAAGATATTTGCATTCGTACTGCCTATCAATTAAAGGAGAAGGGGTGGTGGGGAATTAGTGAGAGGGCGCGGAAGCGTCAACAGTCCTATCATCAGCAACCAGCTCTATTAGCGTCTCAGCTAAAAATTGCTGGATAACAGGATGATGTGCAGCAGCCTTTAAGGCTTCGGCTGGTACGACTAATGGCACTGATTCAAAGTCCTCTGGAATTCCCCGCCAACCCCATCTCTGAGCAGGTGGCTTTTTATGATCCCATATAATACCTTGCTCTTCTAGCTTTAATCTGCGACAGCGATTAGAGCAATAAGCGACATCAGCGTAGTTAGAAGCAAAAACACTATTGCAGCCACGATACTTACAGACTTTAGATGTAAAAAGATCCTGGCGGCGGATAAGAGCAAGAATAGATTCAGCTTCACGAGATTTGTCGTCGAGGTCATTCTTCTCTTCTTTCTTTAAATCCTCTTCAACTTGCAGCAAGTGACGTAGCTCTTCCTCCATTGCAGGAGTGAGCAGACCTTGATCCCGAAGAGTTTCTAAAGCCTTCTTCTTTTTAGTGATCTCTTTGGTCATATTCCTCGTTGTCCTTTATCGCCTTCTCCACAGTGAGGATACGGTTGTTGACTAGCCACTTAACTCCGTGAGCGTGGGCTGCCTTGTCATCAGGTGTATGTGATTTATACTGAAAGCCTAGCCATTTTTCAGCAGAGGTTCTTACATTTGGCTCCTGTAGGTGGAACTCTGCACCATTGATATGACAATACGCTTCGATGAAACCAATAACTCGAACTACGTTAAAGGTGTTGAGAATAAAATTATATTCCATACCTGGGAATACACGGAAGTTCTCTACGATAACATCTGAAATCTGAGAGTAATCGGGATTAAAACGATCATCTAAGTAATGCTTAAAATATGAACGCTTAATCTTAGATCGTTGAGTTAAAGTCCCTTCATCATCAAACTCTGCAACACCGATAGATTCACCTGGGTCAATAGCAAGAAATCGGCTTATCATATCTTTTTACCGCCATGTCGATATGGACGTGTCCAGTTATAATCCATTTTACGTCGAAAATGAAAGTCTAAGTCTACTCCATACACAGAAGAATAGTGGAGTAAACGAATAAAAAGATCAGCAAATTCTGAACCTACCCCCTCAGGTTTACCATCGAGAAAATAATCATCAAGACCTGTTTCACGCCAAGCCTCTAATGCTTCACTAGCTTCTGAATGTAGTAATGCAATAGCCTCAGGAAAATTAATTTCATCTGAATTTTTAGCCCATCCCTTAGCCTTAACAAACTCCATTACTTCTTGTTGCATATCTTGAAGTTCAGTCATTTCTGTACTTAAGTCGCCCATTGTTTATCCTCTACGTGGAATTTAACAAACGGTGTGTTGCTGTGCAGTTGAAGTTTGAAATCTTCCATACACTCCCTAATACGTGGAATGTAATAGTCTAGCTTATCCTTACGAATCTCCCAAGCTAGTTCATCGTGAACCTGTAATACCATCTTGCATTGTGGGTTATCAATTTTCTTCATGCATTGGATCATTGCTCGCTTGACGACTTCTGCCCCGCCTCCCTGACAAGCACTATTGAATGCCTTGTGTTCTTGTCCCTTATTCCAAATCGAATTAAAGTGACGGTGGCGTCCGGACCAATATTTAATATACCCTCTGTTTTTAGCCACTTCTTGAGCTCTATAGGCAGCGGGTCGGAATCCCGGAAATGCAGCGTTATACGCATCTAGAAGTTCCCTCACAGATTCTTCGGTTGCAATACCAGTAGACTTATCTCTAGTAGCCTTCATCATGTATACCAGTTTAGCAACCCCCGCACCGTAGACAATAGCGAAGTTCATTTGTTTAGCATCGTACCGAGTAACTTCTAAACCAGCCCGCTCTTTAATCATACTCGCCGTAGCTTGATGGAAGTCCTCGCCATTGTTAACTCGCTCAATAAGTTCAACGTCGTTGGCGTACAATAAAGCAAATCGGAATTCCAAGGCAGAGTAATCAAAGGTCCAGAGGATATGTTCTTCATCAGTGGGGATAAAGAGTGACTTGACTGGTCCGGACCAAGGCTTATCTGACCGTCTAGGTATCTGTTGTAAATTCGGCTGTTCGCAAGAAGGGCGTCCAGTCCTTGTACCTGTTGGTTTATAATTCGGCCTAACACGTCCATCAGGACTCACCATATTCTGATAGCCGGTATAATAGAAACTGTCTGCCTGTTGCCAACCCCTGTATGCTAAGATGTCCTGAGCTAATGGGTTACCTAAAGCATCAAGCATTACATCGTACTCAGCCATAGCTTTCTTATTAAAGCTAGGATTACCATTTTTAGTTTTCTCAACTACAGGAAGTTCAAGGTCAACAAGCAGCGCTTTTTCTAAATCCAATTTGCTCTTGGGATTGAAGCCAATTCGATCTAGAATAGCGAACATTTCTTCATGTGCTTTTGTAGCTAATTCTTCACATCTAGGTATATCAACTTTAAGACCGCGCTGTCCCAATTTGATAAAGGCGCGGATTGAGTCGGCCTCAGTCGGCCAAAGATGCCTTAGCCCTTGGCCCATTATCTTTCCTTAGCTTTCCGACTCTAATAGCTGCCTTTACCCATTCATCACATTCATGTATCCAATACTGCTCAGGTATACCTCTGCCTGGATTCATGTTAATAGGTTGTGGGAAATTATTATGTTCTCGTTTTTCAATCCATCCCCGAACTGTGGATTCCGGAACATTGTATCTTCCGGATAAATCGCGTCGAGTTGCGATTTTCCATTTGTCGGACACTATCCCATCTCCTTCCAGAACACTTTAAATAATTGATGTGCGATCCACACATCTTTACAACAGTAAGCCCACATAACACTCGCTGGTATCTCTCCCCAACGTAAAGCTTTGAGCAAAACCTTAAGCGTGTCATCGTCCTTACCCTTGTCTTTCAATACGTACTTAGCCAACCAGTCTAACTGTTTAGAAGGAAATTCTTCATTGACAAATTGTGCGAGACTAAGAGTACAATAGAAAGGTTTATCTAATACGTCAATACCAAGAGTAGCTAATGATGGAATATCGAATGGTGCATTATGATAAACCAATGTACTATTCTCTATTACTTCCGTGAATTCCTCTAGCCACTCATGAGGGAGATTATTGTCCACATGACGCCAAGGGAGATAATAATACCAATCGCTACCCATAGAAGTGTAGCCGACACCAACTCCAGTACAATAACAAGTGCCGTCAATAAGATATGAAGCTTTCGGTTTCGCACCCTTATACGCATCTGTTGTCTCCGTGTCACATACCACGTAAGGTGCTTGGGAAGCCGTTACTAATACAGTCTCAAATAGCTTACGTTCATTAACAAGTCTAAAAGTCGATCCCGCCCTCGGGACTAAACCCACCGATGTCATCGTCGTTTTCGATTGCTGCGTCTGTAATAAGTCCGGACTCATTAATGACATCAGGCTGCTTCCTAGTGAGAGCTTTAAGATCAGTCTGTTCTGCTAGATTGAATCCATCAGTAAACTCAACAAGATATGGATTCTCTAAACGACTGTAACGATGCTTGATGTTGATAAACTCTACAACTTTATGGAGAGGATCATTACTCCATAATGTGTAACCGTCATCTATAGAAGCTGTGATATAACCACTACCAAATACGTCATCTATTGTTTTCGGTTTCTTATTGCCGACTGACTCTTTTCTATTGTGGTGAATGTACCATGTGAAAATCTTATACTGATTCCTAAGAGTCGCATCCCAATCCATAAGGGGCCTAACGTTTTCATCTTTACTGAGGTCCTTATGATTGGTCCGACCAAGGGAGTCGATGAATATTCCGTCAAGTTCATGTTCCTCGATCACACTTCTAATAAGTTGTGAGTTATGTGCGCCTTGAACTTCCATAGCTTGACCAAGTGGAATGATCTTTAGGTGCTCCTGTAGGAGAGTAATCTGTTCCTTGGTCATTTTAGGAACCATCTTGCTTAGGAAGAATTTGATACCAGGAAGGCTCATTTCAAGTGAAAAGAAAGCAACCTTTTTAGGTTTCTCGATATTATAACGTAAGAACGGTACACCTAATGCAAGAGAAATAGCGAACTGCAAGCTGATTTTAGTTTTGCCCACTCCGGGCTTGGCTGTCACCATGCCGCAGCCCTGCGATTGCAACATGCCCTCAGCGACCCATTCTAACTGTACGTTAGAGTCCAATACTTCCTTTAAACCGAGTACAGGCAACTCTCTAATAACCATAGAGTTGTTAGCAAAAGGATGCTTAACACGGGCCCTGACAATAATATCATTAAGTCTTTGTTCACGGTCATTCCGATGCTTAAACTTTCCCCACCAATTGTCTGCGGTGTGCAGGCAGGAAAATATCTCTCTGTCATTAAGTCCTATTTCAGCACAGTAATAACCTAGCTGCATTAACTTTGTTGATCTGTCACCTTCTGCTACATCTTTAGAACGAAGGAGACGGAAAGCTGCTAACGGCCAGGGGTATTTAGCTACAATTTCTTGAACGTTTAATAGATCAGCTTTAGTGTAGATTTGCGCGGCAGTCGGAGGTTTTGGAACTGTATCGAATTTGGAAGGCTCAAAGATGAAGGTATTAAAGGAAGAAACTTCGACACGCCGTTTGCGTTTATGGTTATAAGTAGTCGGAGGTCTAAGGACTTGATTTCGGTCCCATCCCGAAGTATCAGCATTGAGTTTATAAGAAAGGGCTCGATTAATGGATTCGATCCAGTCGGCATCTGAGTTGAAGGATTCGAGTCGCCAGTACCAATGTTCGTGTCCATTGTCTGATGTCTTAATCCTTAATGAAGGTTCCGGAATTTCTCCAAGAGACTCCGGAATATTACCGTCTAGTTCTATCCAAACAACATGGCTTCCAATAACAGCAGACTTATTAGCGTCATTAACCCTAAACAATGAAGGGGCCAAGTAGACCTCTTTTTGCGGTGCCTCTTCGATGATGTGTTGAATAATCTCAGCCTTTTGGGAGGGCCAACTAAAGAAGCTTGTACTCCAAGTCGGCGGTTCCTTCTCTCCCGTATATTCTTTTGTTGGGGAATATACATAACCCTGCTCCGTCCCATAAAGAAATTCGAGGTAATCCTCTAGCGTCATCTGTCCGGACGAAACAGACTCTAACATGGAGGCCACTTAGTTTTCCTAGACTAGTGTGAGTAACACCTTGAAATCTGCAATTAACGTATTGATCTGCTTTGGGTTGTATGATGCAACCGCTGGATGGTACAAGAACACTACAGGGGGATTACTCTGAGTATAGGTGTGACCATGAGATTCACGAGGAGAATGTAATGGGAAGAACATTTGAATAGCTGGCTTACCCATTAATCCAAGAACCTTGGGTTTAACAATCTCAATTTCTTTTTGTACGTACGGTTTATTGTAAGCCGACTCAGCTTCTGTAGGTTTACGATCCTTACCTAGATCATCAATAGGTCGATACTTCACAGTGTTAGTGATGAATATTGAATCACGTTTAACTTTAGCTCTCAAGCAAAGTAGGTCCAATACCTCTCCGGCTGGACCTACAAATGGCTCTCCTACTTTGTCCTCTTGCTTACCTGGGGCCTCACCGATAAGCATAATATCAGGGTGTAGCGGGCCTACCCCTCGGACGAATTTAGTTGCACTCTCCCTCAAATTCACTAATATTGGATTCTTATCTTCTCGATACTTTCGATATAATTCTTCTAACTCTTCCATGTGCCGGAGGCGGGAATCGAACCCGCAAGGTTCTCTAACCAACGGATTTTAAGTCCGTCGCGTTTGCCGTTTCGCCACTCCGGCGGAACCCTATATAATCCCTGTGGTGGTGAGCCAGCCTGGGCTCATTATATAGGGTCTATTCAGTTATATCTCTTCTAGTTTCCTAGAAGTCTGCGTCAGCATTAGTAGCTGGTGCAACTTCCTCAGATGCAAAAGGATCAATGCGACCCTCTGGACGTGGCTTAATAGCAGTCACGTTCCGATAAGTACCACTCTTCTGCACCTTAATCCAAACAGGCTTACCCTCAAGGTTCTTCAAATCCGAGCGGGTAATACTGTTCAGGTCAAGTCCAAGGGACTTCATGTGCTCTTTAAGCTGCTGTTGCAAAAAGAGCTTGTCATTCTCTCCGTTAGCAGGGAGGAAGTGATCCTGGTTATAGCCGTCAAGCTTATCACCAGGCATATCAACCTTGTACTTGAAGGAAAAAGCACGAGCACTCGGGTCCTTTTTAGTTCCCTTAACTGCGCGAGCCATAGTGATATGGGCCGGGTAGGTCCCATTAAGTCCATCAGGAACATCGGCAAGACCGAGGTCTGCAACTAAGTTCTCATCCGGATCAAAAGAATCATCGTTCCCAACATTTGGAGTTGGGTCCGTAGTAGTGGGCTCATCTGCCCAAGGATCGGCTGTCATTTCTTACCCATCGCTTTCTTTGCCTCAGCAATTAGTTCATCTTTAGCTTTTAGTGCCATATTGAAATTAAAGTTCTCGACTACTGTTGGTAGAGTACCAATCCGAGACTTAGCAATAATGAGTCCTCGTTCAGTCTCCTTCTTTCGCGTGCGAGCGTAAAAGTGCTCGACTTCTTTATCATCAGTGAGCGACCAGAAATAAACAATGAGGTCAGCGTACTGGTTCAGTACCTTAGCAACCTTGACTGTTGGGCTAGGTCGCTTAGTTACGAACTTAGTCTTTTCATTAACCTCATCTTTATCGTGGCAAACAAAGATTACGTTAGCCTGGACATCCTTAAACGCGGATGCAATACGACGCATGTGTTCCGTATTTGCTTGATAGTCCCCGCCCTCTGGACGATACTTGTCGTGCTCAATAGGGTCAAGGCTATGCTGTTGAACAATGCGGTTAGTTAATGCGTCGTCCTGTAGCTCAGAGAACGTGTCAATAATGATCGTCTTATACTGAGGGAATGCACCTTTTTTAAACTGCTCCGCAAACTGCTCAACCTGATTAACAGAAACGTATCGGAAAACCTTCTTCACATTCTTCAATACGTTAATGTCGTTAAGGAGGGAACTCTGTCCTCGTTCGATTGCAAATAGTACAGGGTCAGGACTCTTACAAGCAGCCGTTGTCTTGCCACTTCCAACATCGCCATAGAAGATAGCTTTAATAAAAGGAACGGCATCCAGTGGGTCCTCAGCGTAACCCATGAGCCTATCAACAATTTGCTCATCCTTAGTTTTACTAGGCTTAGCAGGTGTCTCCTTATCCTTTAGGTTATCTACGACGGCCTCTGGCGACTGTGCCTCTTTGGCCTCTTGCGTAGTTGTCATGCTGGCTCCATAGCCTGTTTGTTATAACCATAGGTATTCTGCTCGAAGAAAGTTTCGATGTCACCTTCAATATCTTCGCCTCTTAAGCTTGCAACACAAATACTAGCGAAATCACAAAAGTCACAAGCAGCACTGCCGAGGCTTCGAGTAACACTCTGCCTCCTTTCTTCGATAGGAAGTTTCCTATGGTTAATAATTTGTCTTGATAGTTTGACCTGCTCGATAAGGACATTTCTTTGTTCGGCGGCTGTAGGAGTCCATGCCGATTCCCGAAACATCTCATTATCTTCATAAGGCTTTGATTTACGATCCCGATAACGGATCTGATTAATCATTGCCTTATCAATATCATAGCCTTTGATTTTAAGAACTGCAAAATACTTAGAGGTTTGGCCTGATCCCTTTGTGTCCAGCTTGGTTTGATTCCAGAAGTCATACGTAAACTTATGGTCTGTAAGATAGTTCCAAGGACCATCGGACCAAAGTAGATCAAGACGTAAACCGTAACTAAATTCATCAGTCAATTCTTGTTTGTGGGCCGTCTCGATTTCATGAATGCGAGCGTGAGGGTGTTCTTTACTAAAGTACAGAAAGTACCTAGAAAGAATACGACTCAGAATACCATATACCTCTAGCGTCTGAACAAGCTCAGCCTTTGACATTCTAATTGCTAATGTGTTCAGAGCAACTTGCTGCGCATTATTAAAACGATCGGGACCTAGGTCATCTTTCAAGACGTCAAAATACACGCTAAGAAGTTCATGCCCTAAAATTCCAATACGGAGGGCTTTACCAATTCGTTCATCAATAGGTTTCAAGCCCAAATCATAAGCGAAGAAATACTTCATCTGGCATTCCTGCCAAGCATTCGCTTCACTATTAGATACGATATGGGGCTCAGTCATTTCTCTAACGCTTCCAATCTCTTAAGATCATCAATGTGGTTTAATGTTTTTTCAACTGTTGCAAAATTAGTTCCGCCACAGTTTTCGCATACGCCGTTAAATTCTTCTGTACGGTTCCAGAACCATAACACAAAATCCTCTGCACAATAGAGGCATGGCACTGTGTAATGGTTGTTTACCTTACTCGGTTTAAAACATTCAGGACAGACCCACATATTCCTTCTAGGGTCTTTGTAAGAACCGTGTGGTGATTTATGATATGCGTTGATGCAAAGTAACGGACTTAGTTCTCTTCGGTAATTAGAGTCATTTATTTCTTTATAAAAAGGGGAGTTCGTATCAACTCCACGGACCATTGTCATAATTAATCATCTTCGGATAGAATATCAGACTCATCCACGGACTCAAAGTTAAACTCAACCTTAGCCAATTCAAAAGCTGGTTTGCACTTCTCAAGACAGAGGTAAGCATCCTCATAAAGAAGGCCAGGCTCATCAAGAGCGGCATTAATAATCGTGTAACGCTCAACTTGACTGTCCGTTAAATCGGAGTCACTACAACGATTACAGGTATAAAGATTCGGCTGAACAGGCATTATACAGATCCTCTCTAACAGGTGATACGTAGTCTATCAGGAATTTCTCAGTGTGTCAAGGGGATTAGCGGTAAAGTTTTTAGGACTTAGGTATTCTTCAAAAGTTGTGGCTGCTTCTACGATCTGCTTATCAAAATCAGCTACAGGGGTCTTTGCCATTCCTCTTACAATACTGGCGAAGAACTCGGTAGCGTTATTCAGAGCCTGAATTTTGATAGAGGTTTGAACGGAATGCTCACCCGTTTCCATTTCATGAATGTGCTTCAACAATTCATCATTAGCTTCAAATAGACGTTGAAGAATAGTCCATTTCACAGTATCACCTGCATTGTCCCATTCTTCTCTACTCAACATACTCATCTTAGAATTCCATCTTTCTTTCGTATAGCTGCTGGCATATGTTCTTGTTTCTTATCAACACCTAGCATGTTCACAAGTATTAAAGTTGTTGCCTTATCGAAATCTCCCATCCTGTAGCGTCTAATGAGACCTGAACGACACCAGGCTTTATTCCATTTAGAAATTCTTGTATTTGATTTAGTCCATACGTTAGTATTAGCTAAGCCTTCTACGTAAGAGCCACCAGGTATATCACTCGGTTTCTTTTTCTTCATTTTTCTTATCCTTAGGGTAATCTGCGGATTGCGCTGCTCCATCAGGGAAATTACTAAAAATTAAATCTGGAATAGTGGAATGAAAGAGTTGATCCCTAATAGGTTCAAGTACACTGCCAAGAGGCTTCCCTTCTTCTAGTTTAGTTTCATGCGTATCTAGGGAAGAGGTGTAATGAATATCATTATTAATATCAGTGACTGTAATAATTGTATGAACATCGACTCGTTTAACATGAGCGTTGGAGTTTAACATTAGTCTGAGGTCCTTCCTGACCAATCGTAGTCCTCGTCATTTAACATATGCCACAAGTTATGATCTCTTGTGCAAATACGGTGGACGTTGCCCTTTTCATTGTTAAGCGGGTTTTTATCTGGGCCGTGATGCCTGTTTAGTTGTTTCCCTTCCTCGCATGGGCCGAAGGGTAGGCGGCTGCCTGACACTTCCTGTACGTCCCAGGGATCAAGCCCTTGCCACTCGCACGGGGCCTCTTTATCTAGAGGGTAGAGCTTAGCGGCTCTCTTACGGCCTGTTGATTCAGGGTCTTTTAGTTTGCGCGTACTCTTAGTTCTACGTTTTTTATCCCTAGCTAGTTCTTTACGCCAATTGGTTCTATTCTTGTCCACTATTGGCATTAGAGTATTTCTCCGTGGTACAAGTTCCCCAACGATCCTTTACACAATATGCAACACCATCTTGAATGACATGAAGATGAGAATATCTTGCAAGATCAGTAGTTTTTGATTCTAGGTATTTAAGAGAAGCGAAAGCAATAGTAATAGGTGTATTCTCTGTACCCCATTCCATAGGGTCATGGAGTTCTCGACGAGTTCGACGAGGAACGATTGGAAAAGTTACAAATTCCTTTTTCCTGGTTTTAATCTCAGCAATTTTTAGATCAGTTTCATTCTCAACTGCATCAATAAAAGCACGAGTCCAATGTCCTGCATTCTGATCAATTGGATCATCAACAGTGACCTTAGCGTGAATTACTATCTGAGTTCCCATTTTATTGCCAATCAATTCCATCGCGAATAAGGTCTAGTTCAATTCTACGGTATTGAGGATCATTAACGATAGCCTTGATCTTTTCAACAACTTCCTCATAGAGAAGATTATCAATCTCGTCTCTAGGGTGATCGTTATGTCTAGAAAGACGAGCAGTTAATTCAATACTAGGTGCGTAATATCCCATGATTACCTCGTAAATGGAATGTGTTGATCCGCAGACCGACCACAAGTAGAAATGTTATTAGCAGTAGCCCAATAGCTTTCTTTTGTCTGATCATCATACCACTCATGAATGTCTGCACCACAATTAATACATTCAGTGGAATCACCAACTTGATATTGCATTAGTGTGGGTTAGCCAGAATCGATTGCCATTTAGGGATACGTTCATCAACCATACGCTGTGCGTAAATAGAATCATTCCAAGCGTTAAAAACTGCCAACCAGCTATCCTGTGCTGCACTTGTACCACGCTGTTTATTAAGGAAGTTAACTCCGGTTAAGACGTTACACATTGGATTCCAGCAACCACCAATACGGTCAGCTTCGTCCTGTAGGTCAGGTTGAGTAAGTTGCATAGGCCCAACTCCCTGATTTTTATCATAAAACTCGCGCTCTAATTTGTAGTCGTGGTAATTCTGCTGAGTGACTAGTTTATTGTGATGACCTTCAAAGATAGTAGGGTCACCTCCATAGTGATTTTTTCCACCGCCACTTTCAACTTCTAGTACGGCACAAGTAACAGCAAAATTAAACCCAATCCAACGACAGGCAAGCATAGCAATTTCAGGGATGAGAATACCATTGCTTTTAGCCTGGCTAATCATCCAGCTATCTTTGGGGGTGAAGTCAAAGCTAATGTCTGACATAATTCTCCTTTAGTATGGGCCCCTCCACGGCCCTCCCACAAAGGGGCCCACACGTCTTAATTAATCGTTATCTTCGATCCAGTCGATGTAATCTTCAAAGTCCGGCGGAGGTAATGGACGGCATCCTGCGCAATAAGCGTCAGTAATTGCAGTCCCTTCACCACAACAAATAGTAGTGGTGAAATCTCCTGGACCCTGATTCATACAACCGTCACCATTATGCAAATGAGCGCCTAAGGCAAATTGCACTGCCCTACAGCCGTCCCTCTGTTTAACGGATCGACTACTCTTATACTGGAACACAAGGTTATCATTAACCGATGCGTCATGATGTACGATCATAGAAATATGACCGCACTGATCAGGACCGCCACCGGAATCTGAGCAGTTAACGTTCTTAAGAACCTTTACGCACTTACCCGGATTACCACTGCAATCCCGGGCGTATACGTGGACTCCGGAGATATTGTTATCGACATTCTGTAGTCCATCTTTAAAATTAGCTCCGTTGAATCCAACTACCTCGAAGTTAACGTTAGCAAAGTTATTGTACCTTGGATCACCCACATGAGGATTATTACCAACATGCGCAACAACCGGAGAGGAAGCAATAGCTAACGTAACACCTAATGTTCCTAAGAGAACTAAGAATTTACGCATGTTCCCTACCTAATAGCGAGAACAGTAGTCTCACAGTCCGTGAAATTATCCTTAGGGTCAATCTCAGTAGATTGAACAATAGCAACATCATCACCGTCGCCACAATTAACGTCATCACGAGTACCATCATTACTCAAGATAACGGAGTCATTGTGATTTCCGGCGAGAACGTAATCCTTACCAGGTCCAGGGTAAATAGTGTCCTCACCATTACCTCCCTGAACAATGTCCGCACCAAAATTTCCCCAAAGGGTATCACTGCCACGGTTTCCGCGAACCTTATCATTACCATCCCCACCCTGGCCCAGATCATTTCCAGCACCAAGGGCAAGAACATCGTTACCATTAAAACCATTAACAGCACCGACAACTAAAGTACGGCCGTTATCCGTACCGTCATCACCATCACCAGTAAAGACCTTATCGTCACCAGTACCAGCGAAAACATTGTCAGCACCATTAAGAGTAGTAACCTGATCGTCGCCACCCTTAGAATTGACGTCATCGGCAGAGTCAACACTGTTCTGAGTGTTAATAGTATCTGATCCGCCAGTGCCAACGTAATCGTCAGCCTGAGCCGCAACAGATGCAACTGCTCCAATAGTAAAAATGCTAGCAATTACAACAAGAAACTTCTTAAACATTTTAATCCTTAAGCTCGATATTGAAAGGTCTATACTAGATTGTCAGATAGTCAACTCCTTTTCTAGTTCTTTACGACCTTTATACCATCCTCGATCCTTGCCGATGTAATAGGCAATGAACAAGGAAACAGGGGTAAACCAAAGGGTGGGAGAAGAAACTCCAAGAATCATATCAATCATTTAATACTCCATTGGTACGTGTCGTTTGTCTGATCTTCCACAGAATACATTGCCGGTATCGGTAGCCCAAAACTCCTCCAAGTCAGAAACGTCTAAAGTTTTCCAGACCTTTTCCCCACAATTAATGCATTCTCGTGGATCACTAAGCTGAACGTAATCCTCTATCGCCATAATTTTCTACCGTCTGTTGGAAGATTTTTAGAACTGCGTCGGGGCCAGCAATAGTAAGAATTATATGGAAAGCATTAGCGTCTGGACATTCTCTCAAAGCAAAATAAAGAGTGTGCCTAAACTTCATCCTGTGCAAAGAGAGGTCTTGCTTTTCGTCTAGCGTCATCAAGCGGTAAGCTTCGATAGCCGCGTAACGCTTCTCTGCTCTTACTAGATGAAGCTTCATGTTCGCTAGAACTTGAATCGCTGGATGATGCTTGTCCAATGTCATGATTATCCCACTCATACTCGGTCAGACACTTACCGCAACAGAATTTTTGGTAATTAAAAATAAAATAAATAGTGCCAGGCTGAATCAAAACGCTACAACCATAGCAATAGAAGAAATCCTTGGGACCTGATACAGCAGTCTCCCAAGTAATTTGTGTGTATTGGCTAGCCATTAGAAATAGTCAACCAATCCATCAGGCAGCACAAGGTAAAGACGCTTGTTAGCATCATAGGTCATACGGATAGTAGCCCAACTTCCAGAACGAGTAGCTTTCTGATACACAGCAGTTTTAGGTGTAGCAATCATTCGCCAAGCGTTATCTACAATGAAATGATTACGTGTCATAGCAGGTGCAGGAATCTTAATCTCAGTACCTACAACCGGCTCTTTCTTAGATACCCATTTCGTATTAACATCGCTAGCAGGAAAACGTGTTACACGAATACCGATCTTATCACAAATTTCTTCAAATTCTTCATCGGCACCTACACAGCCACCATGAAGCGCACCATCTAGTGCGTCACCCCAATCATTAAGGATTTTCCAGACAGTACGCTTTTGGGCCGTTGTCATTCCATTACGGCTACCAGTAAAACCCATGCAACCTTCCATATGAATTTCACTCATTGTCATCTACCAACTCTGCCTCGAAAATCTCTTCTCCTACAGGGGCGTGCATTGTAATATAGGTTTCAGCAAAGAAGCCTTCAAACTTATCTCCCCATTGTGGTGAGGACAAGTGATGAGTAATAAGAAATTCGTGTACGTCATCAGTATGCTGGCCGCAAGCTTGTGCTACTGCACTAACACGCATTACAGGTG